GGACGCGATCGACTGACCGCGCCACCTGCTCCCCAGCCAAGGCCTCCCGTCCGTCGGCAACCTCGGCCGTGGCCGCGCTGAGAGCCGCGCGATCGCCGCGCCATGACCAGCCTGCCGCGAACGACAGCAAACAGCACACGAGCCATGCGATCAGTAGCCCAACGAGCATGTGGCCCCGGCTCACGGGGCAAGCTCGGCAACGCACTTGGCGTGTCGGTCCAGCTGCCGATCCCACACGCCCCAACACACCTTGTTGGGCTTACCGTTGATCAGCGTCGAGCAGTCGTATCCGCCGGCGCGCTTCCACAGCAGAAGGGCTTCACAGGCGGCACGGTAGTTGCCCACCAGCAGCTGGCGCCGCATAGAAGATGCCTGCCAGTTGCCTGTCCCGTATTGGTACGTGAAGTCCAGATAGAGGTCGTACTCACCCTGGGTAAGGTAGACGCCAGGGAGCGAGGCGCGGAATCGCTTCTCCTCGCCGGCGATGTGCGCCTGAGCGGTATGCAGGGCGCGATCCGGGGTGATTCGGTCACCGAGCCGCACCGGCGTCCCGTCGGCGTGGAAGGTCGATCCGAAGCCGACGGTGGGGCGGTCGTTCTTGGTGGGGATGACGGCCGTATCGGTATAGCCCTCCCTCGATACGATCGCGACCAAGCCGGCAGCGCTCAGGACCAGAAGCGCCACGAGCGACCGACCCGGCGCGCCACCGGGCCGGCTCATGCCTTGGCCGCCTTGGCAGCCTGCCGCCACTCGCGCACCCAGCGCCAAACCAGATGGGTGATCTGGCCGACCAGGTACACGACGGTCAGGATCACGACCAGGCGGTCGAGGTTGACGCCGCCGGCGACGGCCCCGGCCACCGCGACCGGCGGCGTGACCTTTGCCGCAGCACTCGCCGCGGTGCTGATGATTTCGTCCCGCATGGTTGCCCCGTGGATTGTCCGGTTCGGCATATCGCCCCTCCCGGTTTGGTCAATAGGCGCCCGCCCCGCTGCCGGCTTGGCGCGAGGGTTAATCCGGTCTGGGAAGCGGGCAAAGAAAAAGCCCCGGCTGTGGCCGGGGCTTGCGTCTGGATAGTGGCAAGAATGCCCCTGTTTCCGATGACCCTTCAAGTCATCGCTATGCAGCGCGCGAAAGCGCCTGACTGAACTGCCGCGCAGCTTCGTTCTCTGCCGCTCGCATCTGGATGAGCATCCATTCGTACACCGGCTGCCAGAACCTGCTGTATGCCGAGCAATCGGCCCCGATGGCTACAGCACGCTTCCTGCCGCTCAGCTGCTCCAGGCCACTGCCGTCGCATGCTTCGCACTCCACGACGCCGGTGCCCTCCGGCGCAGCCTGTGTCCGCGCCCCTTCGCATCGCTTGCAGCAGCCGGCAGCAGCCATTTCGCCGATCACAGCCACGGCCAGTCCGCCAAGTTGCTCCATGGTGCTGATGGGCCAACACAGCGCGCGCGTGGCCTCCAGCTTTGCCTCAGCGCGCGCGAACTCCCGGCGCTGCATGTCCGTCACCGCGTTTCCCGCCCAGCCCATGCAGGTTTTGGCGATGCCGTATTCCGTACGCGCCACACTCAGCACCTGCTGGTGTCGGTTGTACTCTGGCGCGACCAGTGCGATCACCGCCTTTCGCAGATGGTCGATGCGACGGGCCGCACTCTCTGGCCACCACAGGGCCTCCAGCAGCTCACGGCCGAGGCCGGCGGGCACCATTCCCAGCGCCGCGGCAATATCCTGCGTGGTCAGATCCGGCGTGCCGCCGCGGCCGGTGTCGAACTTCACGGTTGTTGGCCCCATCCTGCTGGACAGCAGCTCACGTACATTCCCCATGGCCTTCCCCCTTGTGCTCTCGTCGATTGATTTCACGGCGCAGCGCGCGTGCCCGGCGCAGTGCCTGCTCTGCCTCGCGGCGTACGGCTGGGGCGGTCCACGCCCTCGTCCATCGCATCGCGGCTATGTCTTGCTGGATGCTGCTCAGCAGCGCCAGCGCCTTGTCGTCGTAGCGGGTCAGGTCCATCCGTCCAGCTTCTTCCCAGTGCGTCGCACCGATCGCGACGCCCTCCCCTCTACCCCGGGCGCTCCCAGGCTGCAGTCAGGCGCTCGACCTTCCCGCCCCTCGCCTTCCATTGCTCGAACGTCTCGAAAACCGGCTGGGCCGTGGGAGCCGCTCGGACGGGCTTGGGAATCATTGCGGCGCGCAGCCCTACCGTCACACCCCGCGCAGCCCTGGCCCTCTCCACGCGACGGCGGTTCTTTGCCTTGGTGCGCTCTGCTCTCTGCAACTCGGTCAGGCGGGGCCGAGCCATTGCCGTGCCACTCCTGCGGAACATCGCGTGTTCGCGCTCGCCGGTCCTGAGCAGGTAGCCGCGCGCGACCAGATAGCGCAGCGAGCTGTTGATCCGGTCCTTGGCCTTGCCGGTATCCATGCCATCGGTTGCCAGCTTCTCGTACAACCCCGCGGAGCTGAGCCCCTCGGCTGGGGCCTGATCGAACGCCGCGCGGACCTGATCGGCGCATGTCTTCTTGCTCTCACTCACGCAACTGCCCTCAGCTCGATGATGTAGGTCTGTTGTTCAATCAGCTCGTCGTCGCTGCCATACGTCTCGTGGAAGGTGCGCGAGCCGTCCATCAGGCTCGGGCCCCATTTCTCGCGCATCTGCGCGAACGTGTTGCTGCCGAAGGGGTGCCGGCGGTGGTGCCACACGCAGAGGCAGAACCCGAACCAGTGGCCGCGCCGGATGTTTCCGGACTTCGTGTGCTGGTAATCCCCGCCGACGAACACCTGCTCAATGTCCAGAAGCCCCTGCACCACCAGCGACAGGCACGCCATGCACGGCCCGACCTTGGCGGCTTGGATACGGGCTTCCTCTGCGGCGTTGGGCGGCGGCGCGCTGGACCACATCAGCGCACGCCCCCCTTCTGGTCCTTGTCCGCCAGCCGCCAGCCGTGCTGCCAGGCCAGTGCCTTGTCGTCCAGCGGCTGCACCTTGCGCGGCTCCAGCTCGTCGTGGGTGTCCACCCACACCATGTGCGGGTTCGTGCTCAGGCCGGCGCCGTCCAACCGGGCCGAGTACCCGGCGTTGATCTGGGCGGCGTACTTGCTGCGGGTGCTGAAAGCGGTGAAGTCCATCAGTAGCGGCTCCCGACCTGGCCGGGTTCGTTTGAACCGGTGCAAGAGTTGCGATGGTCGTTGGCACGTGGGCAGCGTTTGTTGCCGCAGATGGGGCACAGGATCATTTCGAAGACGCCCCACAGCGCGCGCTTCACGAAAGGCAGGCATTGGGCACACCAACAGTTCGGAATCCAGCGATAGACCGGCTTGAGACGCATCTCGCCATCGGAAACTCGGCAATCTCGGTACTGCCCGGTCCACAGCCAATGCCCGTGGCTGCCGGGTGCAACAGAGCCAGTGCGGCTCGGTAGGCGCTCGCTGGGCCTGGATGGTTCTACAGCGCTCATCGGACGATTGCTCCTGTCTGTGTGGCGGTGCGGCGGCGTCGGGCCGGCGCGCGATGGCATTGGCGGGCGAGCGCTTCAAGCCGAAGCGCCTCGCCCAGGTAGTAGTCGTGGCGCTCTTGGCGCTCGGCCGCGGTGAACTGCACGTCGATGAGCGCCGTCTCGGCGGCAACACGGTTGGCCTTGGCCAAACGCGCTGGGTCGTGTTCGAAGATGTCCAACTGGGTCCGCAGCGCGCGCATCAGGCAGCCTCCGCAGCGGCAGCCATGTTCAGCTCGCGGGCAATCTCGGCCATGTGCTGCTGCACCTGCTCACGGCTGGCCGGGACCTGCGCGCGGACCTCGTGCTCAATCTCGGCCACCGGCGCCTCCGGCAGTGCCCCGCCTCGCATCACGTGCTCGCGGGCTTGGTCATACGCCTCTCGCAACAGGCGGTCGGCCATGTCCGAGCTCGCCAGCCGGAAGCGGTGGCCATCGAGGTACTGCCAGACCAGCCGGGTGAAGCCGTCCCGCTTGCCAGCATCGGCGCGCACCGCAGCGAAGGCCGGCACGCCCAGGCAGCGCAGGCGGAATTCAGGGAGCGTCGGCGGCCACGGGTCCGCGCAGGTGATGCAACCCCCGATGCCGGCGGCCAGCTGCTCGCCAGTCAGCCCAGCCAAGCCCTTGGCCCAAGTCAGCGCCGCCCCCGTATTGGGGTTGTCGCCGTAACCGGCCGTCCACTTCGGGCCGTAGATCTCAGCCATGCGGACCCAGAGGGTGCGCGTCACCGTCGATGACAGGGCCGCGCTCGGCATCGGCGCGCTCGCCGTCGAGGGCAAGGCGCATGACGCGTTCGGCAGGAGATTCGCGACGGATTGCATGGGTGCCTCCAGTGGGACGGTTGGTGGTGGTCAGCTCGCGTTCGAGCCAGGCAGCTTCGAAGCCCTGCCAGCTGCGGTTGCAGCATTTGCGGAGGCAGTCATCAACGGTGAAGCCCAAGGCCTCGGCCAGATGCAGCTCGCGGCCGAAGCTGGCGAGCACGGTCGGGGTTACCGGGGCGCGGCGCTGGCGGCGAAGCTGCAGCCAGTCGGCCAGGACTTGGGGGGACGGCGGGGTTGGCCAGGTCGAGAAATCCAGATCCGCTGAGTGGGCGGTCGGCGCGCTTGCGCGCTTCTTTCTGCTCTTAGGTTCTCTTCCTGGTTCTATTCCTGGTTCCTGTGCACGTCGTTCACCACCCCCGTGAACGTCATTCACTACCCCGTGCACCTGGTTCACTACCGGGTGGTGAACGTCATTCACCACCAGATACGGATCGTGCTCGGGAACCTTCGGCTCAGCCTGGATGCCAAAGTGGAAGTTCAGCCGGTACTGATTCGGCAGCCGACGGTTGTCTTTTGCGCGCGGCAGGACGCTGATGTAACCGGCCTCGGCGAGCTTGCTGATCTGGTCGATCACCGAACGGCGGGTCAGGCCGCAATCGTCCGCCAGCGTGTCGTGGCTCGGCCTGCACTGCCCGGTGTCCTTGTTGTGGCGCTCGGCCAACATCAGCAGCACCAGCTTCTGTGTGCTGGTGACGCGCTGGCGAGCAGCCCATGCGAACGCTTCAAAGCTCATGTCAGACCGCCAGCACGAAGTTTTGGCCAGGGGCTACCGGCCACCAGGTGCATGCGCTGCGGCCACTTACCTCGCACGGCTTCTTCGGGCCGCGCCACACCAGCCCGGCTTCTTCCAGCTCGGGGAGGCGGCGGGCGAGCATGTAGCGATCGAGCACGGTCCGCTGGGCCAGCTCGTTACTGGTGAGCCCAGGCGCTTGCTTGACCGCGGTAAGGGCAACAGCCTGCTGATCGAGCTGCACACCGCTCGCAACAATGTGGCGAGCAGCCTCGTGGCTGGTGTCGGGGTCGCATGCACGTGCCGGATGATTCATCGGGACGCCCTCCCCTTGCCGGCAGCGCGCGCCACATTGCGCTCCAGGCGGTGCGCCATCGTCCGCAGCGCGCGAGCCTCGCTCACCATCAGCGCGGCTTCGTCGCTGTCGATATGCCGATCACCAATCGCATCAACGGCGGTGCCGGTGAGGCGGCCGACTCGCGTGGTGATCTCCAACAGTTTCAGCTGCACCGCGGCGATCTCGTCGGGCCAACCGCCTTCCGGCGCCGGCGGCACCAGGTCAACGGCCATGCCGAACTGCCCGGCCAGCGCCTGCATCCATTCCAGGGCGTACTCGCTGCCGCCGGCCTTCTCCTGCATCCACTCGGTCAGCAGCTCAGCAATCTCGATCGTCACCGACTCACCCTCGGTGCCGTTGAGCTTCGAACGCAACGTCTCCGGGTGCATTGACTTGCCGCGGCGGTCGGTCAGCCATTTGGCAGCCTCGATCACACCGCCCGGCGTCTTGCGCACGGCGTTGTAGAGGCAGTCGAGCCAGTTAATCGAGGAAGTACGGCAGGTCATGGTTCACCTTGGGATGACGGGTGTTTCAAGGTTTCGAGCTGGCCCGTCATGGCGCACGATCTGCGTCATGGACGAATTCAATTCAGGGACGATGGCCAGGGACGGCCAATCAGGCGGCGTGGACGTCGAGGTCGATACGGTCGGCGTCCGGATCCTCCGGCGCCGAAGCGGCCGGAGGCGGCTGCTCCTGCACACCGAGCAGCTGCAGCACCTGCGGCAAGGCCGGAACGCGGTCATCTTCTGGCCAAGCCTCAACCTCGGCCGCGGGCAGCTTCAACACTTTGGCCAGATGCCCATCGCTGCTCAGGCACAGCCGTGCGCGCAACGCAGCCTTCGTGATTGGCGCTCGGGCTACTGGCTCAGCGGGCGCGGGGGCGTTGCCACACGGCGCAGCGCCGAACACGTCCGGACAGAGTTCATGGCGAGATACCCCAGTGGTGCGCTCGATCGAGAGCACATGCTCCGCGGGCACCCGGCGGCGCTTGCGCCAGTTGCTCACGGCGCTCTGCGATACCCCGAGGGAGAAAGCCAGCGCGGTAACCCCGCCGGCGCCTTTCACAGCTTTGTCGAGTGCGTCCATGCAGAAAGCATCACATATCGTGATCCTCCATGCAACACATATTGTGTTGGCCTTGCATCACAAATCGTGAAGAATTGACGGATGGCATTTTCCGACAATCTCCGTGCTGCCCGACTCCGCGCTGGACTGACCCAGGAAGCCCTTGCGCTCGCCTGCGGCTGGTCCGGGCAGAGCCGAATCGCCAACTATGAGTCCTCGGCGCCCACCGCACGCGAGCCCAAGGTGTCGGAAGTGCCAGCGTTGGCCAAAGCACTTGGCGTATCCGTTGCCTCGCTGTTTGGCGAATCTCCCGCGTCTCAGGTTTCGCGACCCGATCCTGACATCCTCGCTTCCAGCTACCGCTTTCTAGTCGCTGCGTTCGCAACATTGGGCAAGGCCGTTGATTTTGAGGCCGAAGCTGATCTGTTTGCTGACGTGTACGAGTGGATTGCGGCAGACGACCGCCCGGCCGAACAACGGAACCTGGTGGATTTCGCAAAGTGGCGTGAAAAGCGCGATATGGAGAGGGGTAAACGGATTGATGAGCAAGACGGACGCACTGCTGCACAAGCTGGTGGA